CCGCCCGGGCCAGGTCGGTCGTTTTAAGAGACCGGACCCTGGGAAAGAGAGCATACGTCCAGGACGTTAGGAGCGGAAATTTCGAAATGGGAGGTCCGAACTTACAGAACGAATCGCTCTTCGCCTCCACGGCCACAATCCAGGTCCATTTCGTGATTTTGGAGAATAACCCCTAAACAAGGAGGAATCGATTAAAATGGCAGGAATCAGACGTTATTGCGGAATCGCAGAGGAATTTGAGTACGGAGAAAGCCCGGCGCCAGCGGCAGCGGTCCACCTTGATATCGCCAGCGCCAGCCTGGACTCGCCATCCGGCACGAACATTGTTTACGACGGCGGCGCCAGGAGAACAGCCAGGATTTTCCGCCCAGGCTTTTACGCCCCAGCCGGAAACGTAGTTTACGGCCTCGACATCCGCACGATCGGATGGCTTTTAAAATGGGCATTAGGCAGCTACAAATACACAGCCAGCGGCGGGACCGGGACCCTAAACCTGCACGAAATTTGGGGAACCGAGGACGTCCTGCTACCCAGCTTTTGCGCCCGGGTAGGGAAGGACATTTTCGAACACGTTTTTTCGGGCTGCGCGATCAACAGCCTCCAGGTCAACGTAGGCGGAGAACTTTGCATGGCCACAGCAGACATCGTAGCCCAGCGGGACAGCAAGAGCGCCCTGGAAACCGGCGAGCTGCTTTTCCCGGAGGAATACCCGCTCGCATTTCATGAAGTCACCGCATACCTGATCGGAGAAGGAGACGGCGGCGCCGACCTTGAAATCAGCGCCAAGGTTAAAGAATTCACCCTAAACATTAACAACAGCGCCAGCGCGGACGCCGGTCGGCACATCGGCAACCGGCACCCGGCCAGAATCCCGGTCGGAGACCGCGAAACCACCCTTTCCATGCAACTGTTTTTCGAGGACACCCTGATGCTCGAACGGCTTTGGGGAGCCAGCACCGGCCCGAACGAATGCGGATCAGAGGAATACGGAATCAAGCTGGTCCTGGACACTTCGCCCTGCGAGGATTTCGGAAAGCTGACGATCTACCTACCGAAGGTCGTTAACACGGCAACCAGCCAACAGCCCAGCGGCCGATCAGAAATGGTCCAGACCGTAGAGGCCAGGGCCCTGATGACCGAGCTAACGCTCGACGACGGAGAGGTCGAAGGAGAAATCCTGTGCGCCCTGGAAAATAACGAGCAAGAAATGGCAGCAGCCAGCTAAAATAAACCGAAAGGAAGAGCAAGATGAGCGATGGCAAAATGAAATTAACGAAAGCCCAGGTCATGGCCGGGAAGGACCTGACCGAAGAGATTTACGTAAAAGCCTGGGAAGGGACGGTCACCATCCGCCCTTTAACCGAAAGGCAGCACGCCCAGGTCGAAAGCATCAAGGTAACCGGGACCAAATTAAAAGGCGGAGCACAATATGACAGCGAAGGGAACATCGACAAGGCGGCGTCCGCGGCGGGAATGCAGGCAGAGATTGACATTGAAAAGACGACCTACGCAGAATTCGAAGCAAACGCGACCGCGGTATTTTACGCGATGGAATTTGAAAACGGCGAACGCCTCGCCTCGGTCGAAGAAGCAATGGACCTGACTCCGCCCGGCGCAATCAAAGAGGTAGCCCAGGCAATTTACAAATTATCGGGAGCAGACAGCAAGGAGGCCGCTGAACTGCTTAAGAAATTTCGCGGAAAGCCCGGAGGGACAGCAGATAGCGATCCTGCACCTAAACGGAATGCCGCTGGAGCTTAAGCAGGGAGACCTAACCAGGCTACAGACACAGTTTTTACTTTACGCGCTCCCGAAAGCAATCAGGACCATAACCGGAGCGGGCCCCGGAAACCAGGACGTAGATAAAGAGGCGATGCGGGACAGATTAAGACTCGCCGCCCAGGAAAGACGCCGGAAGGAGGATTAGCCCATGGCCGTAATGGAAGTCATCATCTCGGCGATAGACCAGGCCAGCGACGTAGTAGGCGGAATAGCCGATAAAACCAAAGCGGCCGCCGGAGCGATCAAGACCAATTGGGTAGCGATCGGAGCAGCGGGCGCCGCGGCCGGAGCCGCATTCGAAGCAGCCGCCAGGTCCCAGGCGCCCCTAACCGAGCAGACCAAAAAGCTGGCAGCCAGCCTCGACATGACGACCGACGAAGTCAGGGATTTAGCGATCGGTATGAGCAACGTAACCTTCCCGATCGAGGACGTTTTAGCCCTCATGGAAACCGGGAAGCAGCGCGGCCTTGACACGGCGGAGGCCCTCGAAAGATACGCCACGAATTGGGACATGATCGGAGACGCGACCGGGCTGGCCGGACCCATGCTCGCTGAGGCCGGAGTAGCCCTTCAGATTTTAGGGATCAGCGCCGGGGAAGAAGAAAAAGCCCTGGCCGCTTTCGGATACATAACCGAGCACACGACCAGCAACGTAGCCGATTTTATGAACATCATCGAGCGCGTAGGCCCAGAAATGGCCGATATGGGCATGGACATAGACGACGCGGCAGCCCTTTTAGGAATCCTCGAAAACGAAATGGGCCTAACCGGCCGGGCAGCCAGGCAGGAGCTCCAAGCCGCGATTAAAGACGCCGACGGCGACATGGGCAAAATGCTCGAGACATTAGGAGTAAGCAGCGACACCTTCGGGGAATACCGCCAGCAGGTTTCAGATTCCAGCGACATCATTCAGCGCAACGCCGACATTCACGAAGAGAGCTACACCACCCTGCAGAAAATGCAGCACGCCGCCAGCGAGCTCACCTACAAATACGGCGACCTGATCGGGACCGTAGGAAATTTAGCCCCGCTCATGATGGGCCTCGGCCCGATCATAAAGGGCCTCTCACTGGCCAAAGGAGCCATGGCCGCGATCACCAGCGGGAGCCTCATCCCGGCGATCGGCGCTGCGGCGACCAGCGTTTGGACTTTTACGGCAGCGCTTTTAGCGAACCCGATCACCTGGATAGTAGTAGCGATCATAGCCCTGATCGCCGCGATCGTCCTGCTTTGGAAGAATTGGGACCAGGTCAGCGAATGGCTAATAAAATCCTGGGAGGTCGTAAAGGAAAAAGCCGCAGAAATTTGGGGCGCGATCGTAGAATTATTCACGAATATCTGGGAAGGAATTAAGGGCATTTTTTCCGGAGGCACCGATGCCGTAAAGAACAAAGCCAGCGAAACCTGGTCCAGCATAAAGGACACGACCGAAAACGTTTGGGGAAACATAAAAGACTTTTTCGGCAAGACCTGGGACAGCATCCGCGAGATCGGAGACGGCAAAGCCGGAGAACTGCTCGACCGAGTCACCGGACGGTTCACGGCAATTTTTGAATTCATAACCGAGATATGGGACGAGATAGTAAGGTTTTTTACAGAAATTTGGGAAGCGATCAAAGCCTTATTCCGCGGAGACCTGGAGGCCGTAGAGGACCACCTCAGGTCAGCATACGGCAGAATTTTCGAGTTCATCGGAGAAATCTGGACCAGGATTAAAAACTTTTTCGCAGACACCTGGAAAACGATCACCGCGACCTTCAGCACCGCCCTGGGAACCACGATTGACAGAATCAAATCCTGGGTAACCGATTTATGGAGCAACGCCCAGGCAGCCGCCAAGAGGCTAACCGAAGGATTTATGGACACGGTCAAGAACCTGCCGAATCTTTTAGGGGACACATTAAAAGCGGTCGTCACCAAGATCATGAGCTTCGGCGGAGAATTATGGAATGCAGCCAAAAAGGCCGGAGAAAGCATTTGGGGCGGAATCAAAAACGGGCTCGGCATAAGCTCACCATCATACGCCGAAAGAGCGATCGACGCGATCGCGGAGCGGGCCTCCAGGCTACCAGGAGAAATGAAGCAGAGCTTCTCCAGGCTAAAAGACATCACCCCAGAATTTGGCGACGGAGACCCGGGCTTCGATTTCGGCGGAGACTGGCCAGGACCACCCGGCACCGGAATGGCCGGGCCCAGGACGATCAACGTCACCGTAGAGCTTGACAGCGAGACCCTGCTCCGGGCGATCGGCGAACCGCTGGTCGAGGAAATCAGGCTAAAGGCGGCGCTGCGGATATGATAAAAATTACGATCTCAGGAGTAGAGCAGGAATTCGTAAAGGACGATTTCCGGATTGACAAGGCGGTCGACGAAAGATCGACCTGCCGATTTACGGTAACCGACTGGACCGGCGAAAAGGTTTTCCGGCGCGGCCAGCCGGTCCTGGTCTACCAGGGCGAAACCCTAAAATACGGCGGGATTATCGAGACGGCCAAGCGGCGCCGGAAGAGCTCCAAGGCCGCGGTCCTTCACGCGATCACCTGCATCGATTGGCATTATTTGACCGACAAAAGAATCGTGGCCCGGGCTTACGAGAAAATGACACCAGGGGCAATTATTACGGCATTGCACACCGATTACCTGACGGAAGAAGGAATCACCCTCGGAACGATAGACCCGGGGGAAACAATAGAGGATACCGTATTTAATTACATCCCGGCCTCCAGGGCCATCGACGCCTTAAAGGAAGCAACCAATTACTGGTGGATTATCAGCCCGGACAAAAGCCTCGATTTTATGGCACCAGAGCATTACGTCTACCCGGACACGATCACCTGGGAGGACATGATCGGAGACCCGCAGGTTGAAGAGGGCAACCCGAAATACCGCAACCGCCAATGGATCAGAGGCGGGCGGGACCTGACCGGAGAACAGATCGAATACAAGAAAGGCGACGGAGAATCCCAGGACTTTGTTTTGGGCTACCGCGTAGGGACGGTCCCGACTTTTGAAATCAGCTACGACGGAGGAGCTTACCAGGAAGAACACCGCGGGATTAAGGGCCTGGACGTTACACCGAAAGGAGTGGTCAGCACCGACGGAACCGCGGTCACCAGGATCAGCGGGACCAGGTTTATGCCAGCCTGGGAAGGCCGGGCCATCATCATAAACGAAGTCAGATACACGGTCGCCGGATATATAGACGACACGAATCTAACCCTAACCGAATCAGCCGGGACTCAGGCGTCAGTAGATTTTATTGTTCCGA